TCTGGTCGTGATATATATCGAATTATTCGTAGATATAGTTCCTTTCAAAATCGCAATGAGTGGAAGAAACACTTCGGCCAGATTGAAATTGAGAATTTTGCTGATAAGCTTTTAAATAGCTTCAATAAAGAAGAACAAAAGAAGGAATTAGAATTAAAATTGCCAAAAGAATTTATCTCTCTTGCCAACAAGGAATTACCATCTACTGCTTTATATCCTTTGAATTACCTACAAAGCAGAGACATAACAAAAGCAGATATTATTAGATGGAAAATAGGATATTGTTTTGAAGGCGATTTCGGTGGTAGGATAATTATACCTTCTTTTAATCTGAACGGTAAAATAAATTATTTTGTTGCTAGATCCTATTCTCCTAGCGAATGGAAAAAATATTTAAATCCAGCGGCATCTAAAAATATTATTTTTAATCATTTATATCTAGACTTTGATGAAGATCTTATTTTGGTTGAGGGTTTGTTTGACGCTATAGTGTCCGGCCCCAACGCGGTACCTCTGCTGGGCTCTACACTGAGAGAAGGACACAAACTTTTTCAAGAAATTGTCAATAACGACTCTCCAATTTATATTGCTTTGGACGACGATGCTGTAAAGAAAGAACTTGAAATCATCAAATTACTTTTAAGGTATGACATTGAAGTCTATAAAATTGATATTGCACCCTACCGTGATGTTGGCGAGATGCCGAAATCTATTTTTTTACAAAGAAAACAAGAGGCAACCTTTATTAATTCTATTAATTATTTATTAAAGTCAATTGGTGAAATCGGTTAAAATACTAAAAAAATCTGATTTATTACTTCATAAGTGTTGTTATAGTATCTATATGCTATAAAATTATAGCGTGTAAGAGGTATTAATGAAATTTGCACATATAGCAGATACTCATATTAGAAATTTAAAGTATCATAAAGAGTACCGTATTGTTTTTGATAGACTTTATAAGAAGCTGCGCCAGCAATCGGTTGATTATATCATCCATTGTGGAGATATCGCACATACAAAAACTCAAATAAGCCCTGAGTTTGTTGAAATGTGCTCAAACTTTTTAAAAAATTTAGCAGATATAGCACCAACGTATGTAATTTTAGGAAACCATGATGGAAATTTAAGAAATTCAAGCAGACAAGATGCTTTAACACCTATTGTGGAAGCGTTAAACCATCCAGACTTATATTTATTAAAGAATTCGGGAGAAACAATATTAGATGATAAATTTACTATTAACGTTTTATCAGTTTTTGATACAGATAACTGGCAAAGTTCATCCGACACAAGTAGAATTAATATTGCTTTGTACCATGGCTCTATTAGCGGAGTAACTACCGATACTGGTTGGAAAATGGAGAGAGGTGAGAATGATATTGGTATTTTTAATAATTTTGACTATGCTTTTCTTGGAGATATACACAAGACCAATCAAACCCTTGACAAAAAGGGAAAAGTACGTTATCCGGGATCCACGGTACAACAGAACCACGGGGAAACTAACGACAAGGGAGTTTTAATATGGGATATCGTCGATAAAGACGCTTTTACTTGCAGTCATATAAAACTAAAGAATCCCAAGCCTTTTATCACTATCAAGTTGACACCCAAAGGCAGACTTCCGAACAAACTTGAAATTCAAAAAAGTGCTCGCCTGCGTTTGATTTCCGAAAATAATTTACCACTGGATGTTGTTCGACGAGCAGTTGATGTTGCTAAAGCTCGCTTTAAGCCAGAAGCTGTAACTTATTTAAATAGAGCAGCTGGCGAAAGAAGAAATATTGAAGAGTTTACTAACTCTCTTAAACAAGAAGATTTAAGAGATTTGGCCGTACAAGAAGAGTTGGTTTCTGAATATTTAGCCGATTTCCAGCCGGAAGAAGATATCCTTAAAAAAATATATGAATTAAATAAAAAATACAATGCTGTCGCCGAGCGCGAAGAGGATGTGCACCGCAATATAAATTGGAAATTGAAGAAGTTAGAATGGGATAACTTGTTTAACTATGGAGAAGCTAACACAATTGATTTTAGTGGCTTAAATGGAATTGTTGGCGTTCTAGGAAAGAATTTTTCTGGAAAATCAAGCATTATTGACAGTTTACTATACACAATTTACAACACGACTTCTAAAAATAATCGTAAAACGATTAATTTAATAAATCAAGATAAAGAAACTTGTCGAGGCTACATTGAAATTGATATTGGGCCAAAGACTTATAAAATTGAAAGGACCAGCGCCAAATACAAGAAAAAATTAAAAGGCAAAGAAACCTTAGAAGCGAAAACAGATGTTGAATTTACTGTAACGGACAATGCGATTAAAGTGACGCACTCTCTTAATGGCGTAACTCGCATGGAGACTGATAAAAACATTAGAAAAGTCTTCGGCACAGTAGAAGACTTTTTAATGACTTCCATGGCCAGTCAGCTAGACTCGCTGTCCTTTATTAATGAGGGGTCGACTCGAAGAAAGGAAATTCTTGCTAAATTTTTAGATTTGGAGCTTTTTGATCGAAAATTTAAAATGATTAAAGAAGACTCTGCAGATATCAAAGGCGTCTTGCGACGACTTTCAGATAGAGATTATGACCAAGAGTTGAAAGAGACCAGAACGGATCTAGCGAGATCGGAAACAGAATTATCTTTAAAAAATAGAAAGTTTGATGAATTAGAACAAAGTATTGATTGTGAGTCTCTTGATTTAGACACGACAAGGGAGCAAATTGATTCTATTCCAGCAGAAATAATTGATATTAGAAATATCAAAAAGAAAATTAAGAAAAACGAGGAAGAGTTAACTTCCATTTTGGAAGAGAACCACAAGAAACAAGAGGAGCTTAAGAATGAAAAAGAATTTTCTAAGAAGATCGAAAATTTTATTAGCAATTTCGATGTTGCGTCTTATGGTGATAAAAAACAAACTATCGAAAAATATAAACAGAAAATACTACAAATTGAAAAAGATCTTCTGCAGTATGAAAAAGAAAAAATAACAAATGATAAAAAAATAGAATACCTAAAGAACGTTCCATGTTCATATACTCTTCGTGACCGCTGCTTTTTTGTCAAAGATGCTAGATCGGCCATCGAGGATACAAATAGAGTTAAAATTGCCACAAATCAACTAACTTTAGGTAAAAAAACAATAGCCAAAAAGATAGAGGATTTAAATCCAAGTAAAATTAATGAATACTTGGAAAAATATCAAGTAATTCTCGAAAAGCACTATAAGCAAAAGAACAAAATAACGAATTTAGAGCTTTCTTATGAAAGAAACAGAACAAAGATTTTACGTCTTGAAGCAGATTTAAAAGTTCTGAACACAAAAGAACAAGAATACGAAGGGAACAAAGAGACAATTGAAAATCTAGAAAATCTCTTAGCGAAGAAAGAAAACCTTTCAACCAAGTTGAAAATATTAGAAAATAAACATAAAAATGCCAAATCGGGTTTAATGGAACTATATAAATCTAATGGAATTTTGGAGCAGAAATTCAATGAGATTGATAAGCAGAGGCAAGATTTTTATGACCTTGAAAATGAATTCACAGTTGCTGATTTATTTATGCGATGCATGCATCCTAATGGTATATCTTATGATGTTATTAAAAAACGATTACCAGTTATTAATGATGAGATTTCTAAAATTTTAACAAACATTGTTGAATTTGAAGTCTTTTTTGAAAATGATGAAAAGAAATTAGATATATTAATTAAACATCCGAAACATGAGCCCCGCCCGATCGAAATGGGCTCGGGCGCAGAAAAAACTATTGCTGCCATGGCTATTCGTTTGGCCTTATTGAATGTTACGACTCTGCCAAAGGGCGATATTTTTATTTTAGATGAGCCAGGCACAGCTTTGGATGCTGAGAATATGGAAGGATTCATTAGAATTCTAGAAATGATCAAGGTTCAGTTTAAGACAGTATTATTAATATCTCATTTAGATAATTTAAAAGATGTTGTAGATCAGCAACTACTTATTGAAAAGATAAATGGTTACGCACATGTGTATGAATAGACTATTTATATAAAGGAGGTCAGAATGATGGCAAGAGTAAAAGCATGGTTAGATAAACACGTAAACCGATTTATATCTCGTAAATTTTTAGCATGGGGCACTGCAACTTATTTGGTCGCAAGCAGTTCTTTGACAAGCGAGGACTGGGTTGCAGTCACTTTGTGTTATATTGGTTCCGAGGCATTAGTTGATATTGCGGCTAGGTGGAAGCACGGGAGCTAATTTCTGTGAAAATGTTGTTTGAAAATTTTCGAAAGTTTCTTAACGAAGCTGGCGACCCGGATTCAGATGCTGATGACAAAGCAGAACTTGATGATATGTCCGACGGCATGACACGGGATATGATAGAAAAAGCAATTGAAGAATTCAGCTTCAATTCTGGAGATCCGAAAAGCTCAAAACATCGATGGGGAAGCGGCCAGCCAATAATCGATTATAGTCGCGCATGGGACGATGGCTCTCCGATGTACACGGCGACTTTTCCATTAGAAAATTGGAAGGAAACTCCTTCAGAGCCAGGCGAGGCCTTCGTCGACTTCTTAACACGAATTAAAGAATACTCTAGACAGTTAACACTGCCCTTGCAAACGGATCCAAAAAAAGAATTTCGTGACCGAATTCGCTTCAGGGGCTCAGGCCAAGGTCGAACACCATATGCAGATGAAGATCTTGCAAGAGCTAAGGCGAATTATAAAAAGGATATTTAAAATATGAAAATAGCAAAATCTAGATTAAAGCAAATTATCAAAGAAGAGATG